TATTGTGTAGAGTATGATGATATCACAGGAGGAGTTTTAGTTGTACAAAGAAAACAACTTCAAAAAATCTGTGGTAAAAGATTTTATACATTATCATCAAATAAGTTTGAGTTATTTAAACTAATCGATGACATAAAGCCTGACATTATTCATCTTGAAGAAATGCCTGAGTATTTTATGGATGTTAATTTAACAACCAAACTCTATAATAAAGACAGAGAATATCTAATTGTGGAGACATCCCACGATAGTAGTTTTGATCCTAAAAGAAAAAGAGTTTTTCCAGACCAATTTACCTTTGTCAGTAATTATCAAAAACAAAATCTAGAATCTCTTAATGTAAGTACGGATGTTATTGAGTATCCAATTGCGGTTAAATGTAGAAAAAATAGAACTGAAGGACTGAGGTTTTTAGGATTGGATGAAAACAAAAAACACGTATTGCATGTTGGATTATTTACTCCACGTAAAAATCAAAAAGAATTTATAGAATATGCTCGGTCAATGGAAAAAGAAAATGTTCAATTTCATTGTTTGGGTAATATGGCTGATAACTTTAAAACCTATTGGCAACCATTATTAGAAAATTTGCCAAAGAATGTAAAAGTTTGGGGTGAAAGAAAAGATGTAGAAAACTTTTATAGTTGTATGGATCTGTTTCTGTTCACCAGTAGAGGACACGCTACCGATAAAGAAACAGCTCCAATCGTAATTAAAGAAGCTATATCTTATAATATACCATCTTTATTATATAACTTGCCTGTTTATCTTAACCGATATAAGGTATTTGAGACTATTAAATATTTGGACGAAACCAATTTTAATCGTAATGTAAAACTTATAAAAAATCAATTAGGAATGATCTCTGATTTGGAGGTTGTCAATTTGGTTTCAAATAAAACCGCAAGTAAAGATACAGTGGTTGTTATATCAACACATCCAAATTTTAAAGCTATAGAAGATACAACATTAGAATCAATTAACCAAGCTAAAAAAGCTGGTTATAAAGTTTTATTGACATCACACTATCCAGCTAGTGTAAGTTTACAACAAGCAGCTGACCACTATGTTTATGACTCAAATAATCCTATTTTAAAACACAACTTTTATAATAGATGGACGTATGATTCAAATAATACCAAGATTAATTTGTATTTCCCACCATCTGATTGTGACAATTATCACGGACTTGCTGTATTAATAAATTATTATAATGGTATATCTTTAGCAAATAAAATTGGATATAAAAATGCAATTTGTTTCAATTATGATATGATTATTTCAGATTCGGATTTTTCAAAGTTATATGACGTTGATGAAATACTGACAAATAAGAAAGCATTTTTCTTTTATGATAAGGCACTTGAGGGAGATACGTTTAAAACAGTATTTCACGGAATTAATACTCAATTCTTTTTGGAAAATTTTGAGTATTACACACCCGAAACGTATATGAATTTTGTTACTTCAAAGAACATTTCAAACGGATTGGAACAATTTTATTATAACAAACTAATCTCACATAAAAATGTTTTACACATAGATTATATTCATAATGAAGAAACTTATTTGCGTAACAGTAAGAATAATTTATTTTCAATGGTAGAGTATCTATCTGTATTGAGAATGAAGAATATAAACACATTTGGTGTTTTAACTTATATTAATAATAAGATAGACGGTAGGATAAACGAAATAATAATTAAAAAGAACGGGGAAGTTATCAACAACTACACCTATAACGTGACAGATAAAGTTTGTTTTTATTTGGCAAATGATTTTGAAAATGACAATTTCTATGAAATTGAAAATAATTTGTACGATCAAAATAAAATTTTATTGAAGAGTTATAAAAAGTCGTTTAGAAGATTGGAAGACATAGATATTAACGGTTCTATTGAAGTTACACAATGAAAATTATACAAGTTAATCTGGGGTTATTACCCATTCCACCTAATGGATGGGGAGCAATTGAAAAAATTATTTGGGATTATTATCAACTATTAAACAATAAGGGATTGGAATGTCAGATAAAATATTTGAATGAAATTCAATATGCAGATGATATAATTGTACACATTCACGTAGCAAATCTTGCCAATGAATGTCATAAACGTGGCATACCTTATATATTCAGCTTACACGATCATCACGCTTATTTGTATGGTAAAGACTCAGTTGTCTATAAAGAAAATCTAGAGGCAATTGAGAACAGTGTAATATCAACATGCCCAGCTAAATATTTAGTTGACTACTTTGGCAGTAAGAAACTACGTTATTTTTCTCATGCGGTTAATACAACCGTATTCAAATGTAGAAACAATAAAAATCCAACAAATAAATTGTTGTGTGTTGCAAATAATGGATATGCAAATGACAAGTCTTATGATCGAAAAGGATTTACATACGCAATAAAAGTTGCTAAAGAATTAGGATATCCAATCACAATTGCCGGTCCATCGAATAATAAAAAATTTTTCGACACATTGGATTCTGAATTAAATCAGTATGATAAACTTACTAAGTTATTTGATTTAAACGAAGAACAATTGATCGATTTATACAATGATCATTCAATATTTTTACATCCATCTGAATTGGAAGCCGGTCATCCTAATTTAACTTTGTTAGAAGCAATGAGTTGCGGTTTACCTGTAGTAGGCACATTTGAAGAAAAATCATACGATGGTATGATTGTAGTCGAACGAAATGTGGATCAAATAAAATCTGCTATACAACAGATCTCAAATAATTATGACGTATATAAAAATAAAGCACTTCAAACTGCTAATGCAAATTCTTATTTTAATCGTGTAGATCAACTAATCGATTTATACGATCAGTATACCGAAAGATTATTCGCTATCAGACATATTAATGTTTATGAAAATATAAAAAAGAATAACAAGAGTATTAAAACAAATGCTGTATTCAAGTATTCTTTTAACGATAATGCAAAAATAGAAGTTGATAATCCACTTGATACAGATCAAAGTTTTCACGTTACATTCTATAATAGCGAAGATAATAGTATTAAATACGAAACTGACTTAAAACACAATTGGTGGGGAAGTTGCAATTTTACATATTATATTCCCTACGAAGTTCATATCAAGGATAATAAGACTAATGAATTAGTAGAAACTTATAAATTCAGTTTAAAAAATAAGAAGGTATTAATTGAATATGAAAGTTTTTCTTTGGGAGATCAATTAGCTTGGATGCCTATCATCGAACAATTCAGAAAAAAACACGAATGTGATCTTTATGTAAAGTTGCCTTTAAAAAACATTTTTGAAAGCAAATATCCACAAATTAAGTTTGTTAATAATGATAAATATGTATCCGATGTTTTTGCTACTTACAAGTTGGGATACTATGTGGATGAAAATGGAACAAATAATGATAGATGTAAGTCTGACCCTAGAAAACAACCACTACAGAAAATAGCAAGTGATTACTTGGGATTGCCATACGAACCAGAAGTGCCTCTGATTAACTTTGAAATAAAAGAACGACCACTAAAGAAACGATATGTTACTATTGCAACACAAAGTACATGCCAAGCCAAATATTGGAACAATAAAGGTGGGTGGGAAAGAGTAATTGAATATCTCAAGTCAAAAGATTTTGAAGTAATTTGTATCGATAAACATAAAGTATTTGGTAATGGAAACGATTGTATCAACAATATGCCATCAAATGCTTTGGATTATACAGGAGATAAACCTCTTGAAGATCGTATGAATCAAATATACCACAGTGAATTTTTTATTGGACTGCCATCTGGTTTATCTTGGTTAGCTTGGGCAGTTAAAAAACCAGTGCTATTAATCAGTGGATTTTCTTATCCATACACCGAATTCGAGACCCCATATAGAGTACAAAATCATTCAGTATGCACAGGATGTTGGAATGATTCTTTATTTGACAAGGGAGATTGGAAGTGGTGTCCAAAATCAGATAAAAGAGAAGAGTTTGAATGTACCAAACAAATAACTCCAAAAATGGTTATTGATGTTATTGACCAACTATTAATAGAACAAAAAATCTAAAGATATAATAAATAGTTGGTTCTTGGATTTTTCAGTTATATTTATAATTTAAATATAACTTTGAAAGGATATTAATATTATGCCAATACAAGAAGGCGGTAGATTCGCCCCAACACAAAATATAGTAAGTCCAGGAGTTTTCACAAGAGAAAATGACCTGTCAGGTTTAGCACAAGGAGTAGCCAATATCGGCGGAGCTATAGTGGCTCCGTTCGCCGATGGTCCAGCATTCTTCCCAGCAACAATTACCGACG